CATTAAGATTTTTTCCTAATACAATAGATTCAGCAATACCTTTGGACATATTTTTGATACCTTTAGCAACACCCACTCCTATTGTTTTATTTATGTTTTCAAAATCTTTTTTTAGAATATCAATAACTCCTTTTGATGCTGTAGCTACATTAATGGATTTAAAGACTTCTTTTAGTTCAAAAGCTATTCTTTCAAGAAAATTCATAGCTTCTTTTGCTTTTTCTGGATCAATAATTGATTTTACATCAATAGCACCACCTATTGGTTCATCTTCATCAAAATCAGGTAGTGCATCAATAAATCTTTGTCTTAATTCCTGTAGCCCTTTACCTAAAGTAAATACTGCTACAGCTATTTGTAAAAATCTATTTCTTATTGCCGCTAAATTTAATCCGTTCAAGGCTATTGTTGTTGCTTTTATTGCTGTGGCTAAACCATAAAAAGTATTAGTTATGGTGGCTACTACAGAAGCTAATTTAAGTAATATAAACGCTTGAAAAACTAATAACATTTCATCTGCAAACTGAACTAAAAATCTTATACCATCACCTAAAGCGTGAACTGCTCTAGCTAAAGTTTTTCCGATAACTTTTGCAACATCTTGTAAAGTTTTTTCATTATCAACTAAGGCTTTATCAAGAACTTCTATTTCAGTTCTAAATGCTTCAAAAAAACCAGCATCAGCAACATCTTTTTTAAAGTTAAATAATTTGTCTCCGATCATTGATATTGTACCATCAAAAGTTCTTGCAAACTCTTGTGCGGCATTACCAAACTTACCGCCTTCTCCAAATAATTCTTCAAAACGTTTTTGAGTTTCTTCTATTGAAACTGTTGCACCAGCTTTAAAACCAAGCATAGCCCTAACACCACGATCTCTAAATAAATCAGCCGCACCGATACCAGCACTAAATGATCTTTGTATTTGTTCTCCTGTTGTTCTAAAATCTAAACCAGTGACAGCCGCAACATTACCAGTAATCTTTAACATCTTACTTAACTCATCAGCATCTTTTGAAACAACTGCAAGGTTACCTGAAGCGGCTTGTATTTCTTCTAGTGAAAAGGGAACTCTACCAGCAAATTTAACTAATGTATCAAAAGCCTTTTTACCTTCTTCAGCAGTTCCAAATAAAAACTTAAATCTGACTCCTAAATTTTCAACTTGCCTACCTGTATCAACAAACTGTTTTACAATTAATCCTACACCTAAACCAGCTAATGCGTTTCTTAAATTAAAAATAGATTGTTTAATACCACTAAATGCTCGTTTAGTATTATCTACTGCGTCTAGGCGTATTTGAAGGCGATCTGTTGCCACTATATAATTTCTCCTTATCTGCCTTCACTTTAAAATAAGCTAACCAATAAATAAACTCATCTTCGGTCATACTTAATACCTCTTCCATACTTTTATGCAATTTTTCACCCAAAGCAAGTATGGAAAAAAGCTGAGGGTCGCTTCTTACTTTTTTTCGGCTTCCTCATAAGGTATAGGGTTTAACATTTGAGTTGCTACGTTAGCCACTACCTCTGGATCAGCATTGTTTAATAATGTTTTTTTATCATCTATTTTAAATATCTTATTACCATCACCATCTCTTGCTTTTAAAACTATCGCATCAACCAAAACTGCTAAATCATCTTGTCTTGCCCCCTTAAATAAGTTTCTTTTTTCTCCTAGTGAAAATGGTTTACAATATATTACAAGGGGATTGCCTTCCTCGCCCCACTCAGCGACTTCAATTTTCTTGATCCCTTGATTATCAAAATGTTCTTTTACTCTATCTATTACACTCATGCGTTAGCCTTCCTTATACTGTTGTTTCTGTTAATCCACCTGATCCTTGAAATGATATTTCCATTTCTACCATTCCATCAAATGAACTGTTGATTGTTCTACCTGTTACGATAGCTGAACCTGAGTAATATGTATCACCAGAATCAGCACCTTCAGGATAGACTTCTAATGTTATTGATGCACCAGCGTCACAAGAACCTTGTGCCGTATCGGTTTCATCAAAGAAAACAGAAGCAGTACCAGTGAAAGCTACTAATCCTACTGCATAGCTTCTTGCACTATCACCCATCTTTGTTTTCTCTATTGTTTCAGCTGTACTTTCAAGAGAGAATGATCTTAACTCACCAAGAGTATTTGCACCAATCTTAATTGTACCTTCTGAGCCTGTATGTGTTGCCATAGGTTTTCTCCTAAGTTAGTTGTTAAGGTGTTCCAGCAGTATAGTGATAAGTTACTCTCACGACTACTCGGATACCACCAGTTGGATACAAAGTTCCTTCATCTGTAGATACTTCTACAATTTCAGTTTTCTTTGCATATCCCCCTCTAGTCCTATCGGCTTCAAGGGAAGATTCTATTGTACTTATAAGCTGATTTCTTTTGGTATCAATGTTTGTATCTGTACCTTTTACGAAACCAACTAAGATAAAATCTGCTTGTGCTTGTCTTGTAATTGTTGTTGACGTCATAGTCTCGTCTGATCTAATCTCATTACCAGACTGAATAAATACTGCTGGATATTGTTGTTGTGTTAGTTCATCTACATCAAATGGTTCTCTAGTAATCTTTTTTAATTCAATAGGTGATGTTACAGCATCAAGAACTGTTATAATATTTGCCGCTATGTTTTCTCTTGTACTCATCTCAATTTATTCTGTTTAAATAATTCTTTATTAAAAAAATTAATCAATGTTTTTTGTTCTTTATTACCAATTAAGAAAAATGGTCTTTTCTTTTGGTTTCCAACAGCTTTAACATTTTGAAATTTATTTGCAAAAAATAATATTGCTTGTTTAGGTGAAGCTTTTTGTGTCATATTAGATAACATCTGCCCACTAAAATTAAGATCAGGAAATTGCACTTGTCTGCCTTTTTGTCGTCTAAATTCTTTATACTCAGGTGTATAGGGTCTAAAACTTTTACCATCTACGTCTTTACCTTTTTGTGTACGTTTTCTAATTAAGCCTAGTAAAAACTCAGCCGTTCTTCCTAAAGCTATTTGTACTTGTCTTGGTTGCTCTCTTATTTGTTGATTTAATTTACGTTTAAGTCTAGCATCATCAACCTTCGGTGTAATTTTCATCTAATCAATCTTAGTCTATGATATGCTTCTTTTTCTGAATTTGTGATTGTGCCTGAACTATCATCATCATATTCAACACCATCTCTTAATACAGCTTGGAACTCTTTAGCATATTCTGTTTGATAATATTTTTGCATCATTTGGAATCTATCTAAATTATCTCCTGAATTAAACTTTGTTAATAATGGACACACATAATCTGCTATTACTTTATAAACAGAGCATCTTTTCCATTGTGTAGCTGTAAGTTTTGTTTCGTCCATTTCTATAGTATCTAATACTGAAATATCTTCATATACGTTTCTTTGATAAACTGGAAACCAATCTATTCTTAATTGTCTTTCAATATCTGCTTTTGCTAATGTGTGGTAATTTGTTGGTGAAGTAAAACTTGCAACACCAAATCCTAAAATATCTGGTTGATATACTGTTAAATCTGAATCTACTGAAAAATTACTCATATGTTCCTTTTATCTATCTGGGGGTATATTTCAACCCCCAGAATTATTACACTAATTACAGTGCCGCATCCGTAGTTACTTGGCAACCATAGTCATCTTTGACTACGCCTGTTCCGTAAGTTACAGTTGCTACGATTTCAGTTGCTCTTAAACTCGCATCTCTTTGAGTTTCAATTTTGAAATCTGTTTTCATAGCTAGACCCAATGATGCTGGGTGGAATACACCACCTACAGAGTCATCTGAACCATCTACTGCTAAGTTTGCATTTTCAAATAAGTCAATACCGAATACAGTTCCAGCATAACCATTTCTTAATGTTTCTTGTGCAAGATCACCGATAGCGTTAGCACCAGTTGAATAACCTGCCGCAGTTAATGTTTTCTTTAGGTTGAACATAGCTTTTGGATTGAACACACCATAGTATGGTCTTGGTACATTCAATGCTCTTAAAGTTGATTCTGCTTTTAACAATAAGTCTGCTGTTAATTCAGTACCAGCCGCACCTAAGTCATTACCTGATGCAAATGACGCAAATAATGCCGCTAAGTCGCTGTCAACTTTTTTCGCAATAGCATCACCGAAAAGTTTTCCAATGTCTGCCGCTACGTTTCTTGAAGCTGAATCTCTACCAAGATCAGTAAGTGTAGTCATTACACCAACTTCACTTGCAGTGATTGTTGCTTCTGTTGGGTTTACAGCAGTGTTAGATAAATCTGTTGCATCTGCAACTGCCGCCGCCGAGATTGCTGGGTACACAGGTACTGCAATCTGTTTACCTGAACCACTTATATTATAAGTAGTTACAAGTGGTCTCATTACTGAAGTTTCTTGAAACGTGAAAATCGCTTCTTGAATAATTTCAGTGTATAGTTCCGCTAAAACGGTACTTTGTACTTCATTAGCCATTTTATTCTCCTTTGGTTAAATGTTAGCCAATTGTTAAGTTTGCCTTCATTCCACCTGTGTTTCTTTGATTACGCATTTCTTTATAAATTTTCCTGTGTTCAGGATTATTCATATCCAAATCACTCATCTTCATAGGCTGTGGTGTACTGCCGCCAATCGCACTTTGACTACCAGTACCACTAGGTGTTGCTGATAGATGGTGTGGATTGTTATTCAGATATTCAGATACCAAATCACTTACGTTCATTGCCTCTCCTTTATCTGTGTATCTCGGTGTTCCATTATCTGAAATCACTTCAACACTTCCTGAGTCATTTAACTTTACACTATTTCTTAACAAAGCCTTAACTTCGTTAGGATTGATAGCTTTTAAGTTAGAAGCAGTATTGACTAATTGCTCATCAATTCTAATCTTCTGTAACTCAGAAACCAGCTTTGAAATTTCCTGATCTTTTTTAGATACAGTTTCTTTCATAACTTTTTCAAACTCACCTCGCTGTAAAGCAAGTTCTTGCTCTTTCTGTTTCTTTTCCTCTATTAGCTTTTTAGCTTCTTCAATGTCCACTCCATCAAGTTTATTAGATACTGTTTTTTTGTATCTATCTAATCTTCGTTGAACTATTGCTTCTACTTGATCTTCTGTAAATGCTTTTGCATCTACTTTAGCTTCTTTCGGTGTTTCAACAGTTTCCTGATTTTT